ATGCCACAGGGATTACATGCTAATAAATTAGCCGAAATAAGGAACCGTGCGGGCCTCTCAGCAAGGCAGGCAGGTTGTATGATGGGGGTAACAGAATGGGTCTGGAACCTTTTTGAAACTGGTGAGTTTGATTGTACTGAAAAGTTTCTCCATCAGTTTGATATTCTAGCTTTAACCCCTTGGATTAGAAGTCTTACAGATCCACAAGAGGACAGAATATTATTGTTAAAACCGGATGATGCAGGGCAAGGATACACCCCCAGAGCGCACCTAGCTCCTCGAAACTACCTCGGTCATGTGTATAAAAAAGATACCAACACTGTGATCGTCGAACATTATGTTCACGACAGAAGAGCCGAGAAAAACCAAATAGAAAAAATCACGTTTAGCAATACAGAACCAAACAAACATGCCCTAGGAAAGTTTATTAAGTGGGAGCAGGCATTAATTGATGATCCTACAGCAGTGTTAGAGGGTTCAGTCTAACAGCATCCTCCAGATGATCGGGTGCAAAGTGTGCATACCGCATGGTCATTGCGATGGTGGAGTGGCCCAGGATTTTCTGCAGCACCAGGATGTTGCCGCCGTTCATCATAAAGTGGCTGGCGAAGGTGTGGCGCAGAACATGGGTATTCTGTCCGGGCGGTAGCTCCAGCCCTGCCCGCTCGACCACCATTTCGAAAGCGCGATAGCAGTCACCGAACAGACGGCCGCGCTTTCTGGGCAACTGGGCATAGAGTTCGGGACTGATAGGCACGCTGCGGCTTTTCTTGCTCTTGGTACGGGTGAAAGTGATGCGGTTGGGGGATACCTGAGACTGGGTTAACTCCTCCACCTCCGACCAACGGGCACCGGTGGCGAGGCACAACTTCACCACCAACAGTAGATCGGGATTTGGGCTATCGGCGCAGGCGGCCAACAGGCGCTTGAGTTCGTCAGGGTAAAGGAAGGCCAGCTCGGCCTCGGACACCTTATAGGCCCGCAGACCATCAAGGGGGTTTTCCCCCTGCCACTCCCCTAGCCTTTTCAGTTCGTTGAAGACCGCGCGCAGGTATGCATGTTCGCGGTTAACCGTATTGGGGGTGACGCCCTGCTTCTCTTGATTGATAGCACGTCGGTCGGTGATATCACCCGAGAGGCGAGCTTCACGATAAGCGGCGAAGTCGCGAGCGGTGAAATTGACCGCCAGCGGATCACCAAGTGAGTGGCACACAGTGAGCAACTTGGATTTGCGGGCCTCACCATCACGCAGGCTCTGTCCATGGCGACCAAACCAGAGTTCGACCAAGTCAGAGAGTCGCCGGCCATCGGTCGGTTCCCCCTGCCCCTCTAGCCAAGGCTTTCCCTTGTCTGGGTCCAGCACAAAGCGCTCGAACGCCAGTGCCTCCCCCTTGGTGGCAAACTGCCTACGGATTCGTGGTGCGTTGGGGTTTTCCTTACTCGGTCTCCCCTCTGGGTAAATCTCGGCAAGCCACTTACCGGATACTTGCTTTCTGACAGCCATTACACCTCTCTCGAACACTCCCATCTAAATAATAACTAGTAGCAAAACTAATATTTATACTGAAAGCACTTCAACCCAAATAAGAGAGCGATTTTGTATTTTTATTTTCATTGCATTCACCGTATAATCAACATTCACCTCATTTGTTCCTGGTGAAACCATCATACCTATCTCTCTTCTTTCAATAGAGTATTTATCATGCTCACTCACAAAGTATCCGAATACTTTATTGCTATTCTGCAATCCTAATTTTATTAATTGAGTAATGTAACGTTCAAAATATTTTCTATTGGTAAATCCAAAAACAGATATATCATACTTAAGCAACAACCCACCATTAATATTTATTGACGAAGATAAATGCTCGAAAAACTCATACTTCTCCAAAAGAGGTCTAAATTTAACCGCACCCAACCTACTGATACAATTATAAAAAAGAAGCTCCAACTCATATTTTGACATCTGCGCCCTCAGCATATTTGCATATTCTTTTTTTTGTATATGGTCCAGCGGCGCTCCATCTATTAACTTAAGTGACTGATATATAGCTCTAAAGTAATGCCCTAAGAAATCATTAATCTCATCGTGAAACGTTTCATATGCATCTTCGCAAGGAAGATAATAGTATTTCTCTCGATAAGCCGAGAAATACGAACTTAGTTCTTTAAATGCATCCCTACCAGTGCCACTAAAGTTTACATTGTGAAATAAACTACTTTTATGCTTTATGTTAATATCTGCAGACTTCACAATCTCATTATTTAATCCAAGCAACTGAAAAAAAGTGTTTTCAAAACTCTGCTTAAACATCACTTGCGTTTGAGAAGAGAACTGTTCAGTTTGGCTTTTAATTTCTCTACGAGTATCATTTAGCTCTTCTGATTGCATGAATATGGAGACAACGATACCAAAAAATGCAAGACCAGAAAAAAGTGTATTCAATGCACCGTATAGGTCACCAAACTCATTAGGCTTTACAGAACCTATTCCAATGAAATTTTTTTGTTGACCTATTAACGTTGGATAGTAAAACCAAATCACCGGAATACAAAATAATATCAGAAGCAAAAATATTATTTTTATAATTTTCATATATAATGTTTTTTTTATAATCTTCATTTGTTATTAGCCTATAAAAACCCCGTATAAGATACTGTCTTATTTTCTCTTTCTAAATATCCGGTGCTCTACCATCACACCGATGATCTGGATGTGCTGCCGGTCAGAGTGCATGGTGGGGTAATCGTCGTTGAGGGGGACCAGTTCAAACACCTCTTGGCCGTTCTCATCGATGCCGCGGGGTCGGTACTTTTTGAAAGTTGCCTCGTTGCAGCCATTCTTAGCCACTACGTAGTCCCCGGGTTGCGGCGCTTCGTCGGGGTCAACGATGATCAAGTCCCCTTCTTTGAACTGCGGCAACATGGAATCGCCACGTAGCCAGAGGCCAAAGCCACAGGGCCCAATATCGACACTGGCCGTCACATACTCAACATTGCCATCGAAAGTGGTGGCCTGCTCGCACATCTCACGCCAGTTGCCCGCTTGGACATAGCTTAGTATCGGGATCCGTTTGCCAGGCAGCATTACCGCCGGTTCGACGTTGTGATAACCAGGAATAGGCTGTTCTTCAGCTAGCTCAGGTGTATCCCCACTCCCTGTCAAAAGCCAGTCAACAGTTACCCCCAGCGCTTCGGCCAAATCGTTCAGATAACGGCCTTTAGGCTGGTTCAGGCCAGATTCCCACTTACTGATTGAAACGCGGGTAATCCCGATTCGCTTAGCAAGTTCGTCTTGGCTCATTTTCTGCGCGCGTCTGCGTGCAGATATCCGGTCATTGATAGTTTCCATAAACCTAAGTTACCACCCTGCACCGTAACTAAAGCAACGAAACCGCTTGATCTCAAATCGACCCTTAAGTTACATTCCACCTCATCCCGACACTTATGGAACGGAGAGAGAGGTGAGTAATGCAAAAATCTGAAGTGATAGAGCACTTCGGCACGGTAACAGCAACCGCGAAAGCACTGGGAATTTCACATGTAGCTGTCAGCAAGTGGGCTGAAAAAATCCCGAAGGGCCGAGCCTACCAAATCGAAGTACTGACTGGCGGCAAATTGAAAGCCGAACAGACTCAAACTGCGCAAGGAAGTGCGTAACTTAAGCAACAGGAGGCACTCATGATCATAGCCCCTATCCACATAGACACTCCAGTTTGCACGGTCGAGAGCTTCTCCGAACGGACCGGTTTGACCCAGCGCACGATCGAGAACTACGTGCGTGCCGGGCGCATTCCCATCATGCCTAAACAAGGCCGAGCTGAAAAAGTGCTGATCAACCTGGTGCTCTACACCCAGCAGGCCATGAATCAGCCGGGTCTGGAACCTGCACCGGCACCTGTCCGCCGTCCTAGAGTGTCGCGCAAGCAGAGGGATGAAAGCCATGTTTGAGCAAACTTGCAGCAAACATCATCACTTTGACTCCGCATGCTCACGCTTTGCCGCCAGCCATTCATTAGCTGAGGTTGCCCGTGCTGCAGGTATCGGTGAGCAGGTACTGCGCAACAAGCTGAACCCGGCACAACCGCACCAACTCACCGTTCGGGAACTTGTGGCCATTTATCACGCCACCGAGGGGGATGAGACCCTGTTCGACGGCCTGCTGTTGGAGTGCGGCCTCACTGCCGTGGCTATTCCCAAGGCTGATCGAGCCCCTTCTCTGCCCCGTCAGGCTATCGACCTGAACGCCAAGATCGCCAGCATTGGCCAGCGAGCGCTGGAGCTGACTGACCGCGGCCGGATCACCCGCTCGGAGCGCAACACCCTGGTGAGTGTGGCCACCTCGGCCATGGGGTCACTCGCCATCCTGATCCACGACATTGAGGCCCGCTTTCAAGCGGTGCCGACCCTGGCCTGTGCGTCAGACATCCTGATGCAAACCATGACCATGTAAGGGGGTACCCATGCAAACCCAACGCATTGACCATCAACAACGCAATTTGGCTGGCCTGACGCCAGAAGAACAGGTGGCCATGAACACCGCCGGCTGCATGTTGCTGCGCGAGATGTTCGGCAAGAAGCGCTCGAGCCTCGATACCGACTGGCTGGCTCTGGGCCAGGCCAAGAAAGCGGCCATCTGTGCCATCGCCCGCCAGCCTCGGGGCGAACTGATGAGCGCCACGCTGTCGGCATTGCCGCATGCGCAGCGTGAAGCGATCCGCCTTGCCGTGATTGCACTGGAGTACCAAAGCGAATTTCGCGGCGGCTGTGACACCAAGGTGTGGCACCCGACACCGGTCACCAGATCTATCCGGGATATCGAGAGGGAGAAGAAAGAGAGAGCAGCAAAGCTGCGTATGAAACGCGCAGTGCTGGCGGCAAGCCAGATGACCGGGCAAGGCCCACGTCCTATTGGGCAATAAAAAAGCCCGCATTACGGAGCTGTAACTCCAAGCGGGCCTTTATCAACAACGTATGAGGAAGTCGACATGACAACTTTAGCGATCCCCTGCGCCCTGCGCAACCTTCGCATCCAGCAACGCAAGCTAACGGGCCGGTATGGCGCCCGTCTTAGCCAACACCCTGACGGCGTGGCGCTTATCGAGCGCTCTACCGCCCTGGCTTGGGCCTCTCTGTTTCACCGCATCAACCCCTGCACTGCTCAACAAGGAGCCTGACCATGACCGCACAACCGACCCAAATCAACCTGCTCAACCATCATGCCGCCAAGCGCCTGCGCCAGTTGCGGGAGCGGTTGGCCCTGAGCCGCCCCAAATTTGCCGCGCTGCTGGATATTCCCCCTACCACGCTCAAGAACTACGAGCTGGGGTACCGCGAGATTGGTGGTGGCCTGTTCTTGCTGATTGCCAACCATGCAGACCTGAAACAGCACATTGACTGGCTGCTGACCGGGCAAGCCCCCAACCAGATAGAGGAGGCCTGACCATGGCCGCCGTTATCACTCGCCACACAGAACCCACTATCAAGGCCGCCAGTGCCTACCTGGCCAGCCGCGGTTACATCAACTGTGGCACTACCTGGCTTCGCGGCCAGCACGGATACGCCCGCATGGAGCGCCTGACGTCTGGCTCTATCCGCATCGTGGAGGGGGTCGCATGAAAGGCCTGTTTAACCACATCCATCCGCAGGCGGCCATCGCCGCCCTGCATGAGCTGTCGACCCGGCTGCAGGGCCATACCCGGCATTCTTATCTCTACCGTGGCTCGGAGGGGAACTCCCTTCGAGCTCAAGCCCAACAAAACCTGCGCTGGCATCAGCTGTTTCGCGCGCTGAATCAGAGGGAGCCAGCATGAGCATTGACGCCATTCATATCGCCCAGCGGGCCGAGCAGGTCGTGTTACCGCTGCTGACCGAGCTGTTGGCCAGCGGCGAACAGGAGAACCGCATCGATCTGGGGGAGCTCTACTCGGGCGACCAATACATCCAGGTGCAATTGATCGTGACAAGCAAGCAGGAAGATCTGCTGGATGACGATTCCGTGATGGGGGACGAGGCATGACAGCTGACCTGTTTGAACTGGAGGCCCCAGCTGATGACGTGGGCTGCGGTGAAGCAGGCCCAGCCCATATGCAGCCACCGGCACCGGTCAGCCAGCTGACCAAGCACTGGCAAGCGGCGATGGGCGAATACCTCATCGCCCCGGAGAACGGCGAGGTGGCAGAGCTGCTGGCACTGGGCGCGATCCGTGCCTTGTACTGGCTGGCGCTGGGCAGTGGTGAAGCTGCGCTGGCGGCCACCATCGCGAACTGGTAGGCGGATGTGTCGCCCATGCACGGACTGGGAGGGAGAGACCATCAAATGAACTACCGCTTGATATCAATGATGGAGCGGGACTTGGGGTGGTGGTGGGAAGACCTGCGGGGCGCCAGTGCGCGCCTGCGTGGGTACCAGCACCTGCTCATCAAGTGCCGCCAGATCTCACCACGGCCAAGGGCCACCATAGCGCTGACCCTGCGCCAGTGCGCTGCGGCCCGTCGCATCTGCGCTCATTCCTCCTTCGTGATCAAGGGCCACCGCTGCGCCCTCAACTCGCTGCTAGGTACCACTGCCCAATGACCCGCAACACCACCAAGCTGCCGCTGTCCAAACGGACACTGCGGCAGCGCATCGATACCCTTGCCAACGCCCTGCCCCACCTCAACATCAGCGCCCTCAGTCCCGTCTTTACCGGCACCCCAGGCCAGAGCGATCTGGTCTGGGCCATCCAGCTGCTCGATGGCCTGTCACAACAACTCACGCTGACCTTGTTCAAGCAGTACGTGCGCCGCCGCAAAGATGGCACCAGCCGCAATTGCCGCAACGCCAACATCTGGCTGCGTGAACGTACCAAGTGGGTGCGAGGCCTGATCCAGGCGATCCCGGTCGACCCGCATACCATGCGCGATGAAGAGGGGCGCAAGCGTGTCGCCCACCTGTTCGCCAACCAGACGGCCGCGATCTGGCGCCACATAGAGCAGGGCATCAAAGCCGGCGAGGAGCCGGATCTGCTGCTGACCTGGGAAGCCATCCGCCAACCGGCCGACCAGTGGGGGTTCACTCCCCGGATGCCCAAGTTCAAGCGCCGAGAAAATCAGGATGAATGGATCATCCGGGTGATGGTGCGCCTGCTATCTGCCAAATGGTGGGAGCGCAGGGTTAACCGTTGCTGGGACCGACTGCAGGAACACATCGCCATTTTGCTCGGCAAGGTGCGCAAAGGGGTGTCCGCCTATATCTCGAACGCCACTATGAAGGTGGTGCGCGAACGCAAGCGAGCCATGATGCGCTGGCTGGCCGAGTCGGAGGTGATGAACGCCCAGTATGACCTGGTCGTGTCGATGAAGGATTGCTGGGAGGCCAGCACCTCCAACCCAGTCAACCGCCGCAATGAAATGATGACCCGCATGCGCGGTTTTGAGGACTATGCCGAGGAGCAAGGCCATGTGGGGGTCTTCTTCACCTGGACAGCCCCGAGCAAATTTCACTCCTGGACACAGCAGCGTAACGGCCGGGCCATTGAGAACAAACGCTATGCAGGCGCTACCCCGCGTGAAACCTGCGCCTATCTGGCCAAACTGTGGAGCCTGACCCGGGCCGCCCTCAAGCGGAGCGATACCCCCGTCTATGGCTTTCGGGTCTGCGAGCCGCACCATGACGGCACACCGCACTGGCATCTGCTGCTGTTTATGCGCCCTGCCGACAAGTGGCGGGTGATCAGCACCCTGCAGCATTACGCCCTGAGCCATGACCACCAGGAGCTGGAACGCAACAACCAGGGGATCCCCTTCACAGACATCACGCCCCGCTTTGACTGGAAAGAGATAGACCCGGCCAAAGGAGATGCCACCGGTTACATCGCCGCCTATATCGCCAAGAACATCGATGGCGAGCACCTTGATAGTGATGACGAAGCCGGCACCAAAGCAGACATAGGTGCCCAGCATGCCTGCGCCTGGGCGAGTTGGTGGGGGATCCGCACCTTCCAGCAAATTGGCGGGGCACCGGTCGGGGTATGGCGCGAGCTGCGCCGCATCAGCAACGCCAAGAAGCACGGCGATCTGGTGGGGCCACCCAAACCGGTACTGCAAGACCCGCGCTTTGAAGCCGCCCGCTATGCCGCGGATAACGGCATCTTCCGCTGCTATATCCAGGCCATGGGCGGTGCCCTCTCTACCCGCGCCGAGCACCCCATCAAACTGGCCCACCTCATCGAGGAGCAGGCCAACTGCTACGGCGAAGACATCAAGCGCCTGATGGGACTGCACACAGCGCGCTTAGGGATCAAGACCCGCCTGCAAGGGTGGGAAGTGGTGCCCGCAGGTACCCATGAGGCCACCAAGGCCGCCGGGGCATCGGGCTGGGATGTTGGGGTTCAGTCGGGCGACAGCCCGGCACCTTGGAGCTCTGACAATAACTGTACGCAGCCGGATCCAGCAGCATTCGCGGATCAGTTGATGGCAGAGCAATGGTGTTTATCGTCCTTCTCCGTCGACCGTTTGCGGGCTGGCGCCAGCGTCACAGCTGACGGTTTCACCCTCTGGCTAGAGAACGGACAGGTACAGTCGAGCCGCACGCTCCCGAGCGAGCCGGATTGGCAGCTGGAGGGACTACAGCCTCCCGAACAGGACCAGCCTGATGAATACGCAGTACCAGAAGGCGATCCGGACTGGCCGATGCTGGTTGAGCTGTGCGGCGAGGTGTACCAGGCGCAGGGCCATACCGGCACCCGCAACTGGATCGAGATGCTGCCGGAGCCATACCGCTGTGAGATGTGGCGGGTGCTGGAACGGCTGGACGTGCCGGAATGGATGCAGGAACAGGACGACTACAGCGAACAAGCTTGGGAGGCATAAGGTGAGGAACAACTACCAGAACACCAACGCCAAGACCCTCAGCCGGGAAGAATACCGCCGCCTGGATAATCGGGTTACCTGTATTCTTCAGCAGCGCTGGCCAGCCAAGGAGATCAGCCAGTGGGTGGGTATGCTACATAGCAAACAGCAGGCCATTGCCTGTGCCATCCTGCACCGCCGCCATCCGCACCCTGCACTACTGAAGCTGCCGGCCATCACCGCCGAGGTACCAAACCTGTTTCAAGCCAGAGCCAACCGCCCCACGGTGCAGGTGCGTTCCGCTGATGGCCGCCCCGTTGGCCGCCGCCATATCGTGGACGGGCTAACTCCAGTGGTTATCGACCAGAGCGGCACCATTCGCAACGCCGTCACCGGCCGCACCCTTTGGATCGCGCCGGGTAGCCCGACCGAACGCGCCAACCCGGGTGCAACTGAACGGCTCAATCCAAGGTACAAGCCAGCACGGTACCAGGTAGTGATTGACCAGCGTCAACATGTAGAAGCCGTCATTTAAGTAAATACCGCTCAGGGCCTGCAGGAATGAGAACCAGAAGGCCCTCTCCTTTCTCTCTTGTTCTACCACCCTACATCTTCGCCAGCTACATCATGCGTTACGGGTCGCCTCGATCACTGTCCTGACTTGTTCGGAAAACGAAGCTTAGTAGCGCTTTCCATTGCCACTCCTTAGCTGCGTTTTGCACAGCGGTAGAGGTCTCGCCAAGAGATGAGATCAAGCGAATACGTCTAGACAGCGGAGATAGGCTGGTAATATCATGATCCGAAAGAACTTTTTCAGTACCAGTTATAAAAGTAGGGTGGATTTATGCGGAAGGCTCAATTATCAGATTAATATCGCCTTCAATCTAATCACTGTTATGTCATTGAGGATATTATGAGATTTCTACTTTTGATTGTGCTAATTATTTCTTCAGCTATTCATGCCGTAGAAATCCCTGAAAATGGAAAACTAAATTATTTAGGTGATGGTTGGGAATGCAAAAGCGGATTTTATAAGTCCAGTGATCAATGCCAAGTAGTTAAAATTCCCGACAACGCCAGACTGAATTACTTGGGCAATGATTGGGAGTGTCAAAAAGGCTTTTACAAATCTGGCAACCAATGCAAAACAGTTAAAATCCCTAAAAACGCCAAACTTGATTACTTAGGCAATGATTGGGAGTGTCAAAAAGGCTTTTACAAATCTGGTAACCAATGCCAAACAGTTAAAACCCCCAAAAACGCCAAACTTAATTACTTAGGCAATGATTGGGAGTGTCAAAAAGGCTTTTACAAATCTGGCAACCAATGTCAAACAGTTAAAATACCCAAAAACGCTAAGCTTAATTACTTAGGGAATGACTGGGAGTGTCAGGAAAGATTTAAAAAGTCCTCATCTTCTTGCATTCCATTTACTGCAGAAGAAATAAAAAATCAAAAAAAGAGATCTGCAGAAATCGCTTTGGAAATACAAAAGCGTCAAACTCAAGGTGTTAGTGGAGATGATTGCGAAACCGAGTACAAAACGAATGCTGAAGTATGTGTGGAAATAACGGACAGCAACATCGATTGTAACGAGAGTTATGACGAAAACTATTATGATAATTGCGATGTTTCACTTAACTATGATGTTAGTACAGACTATAAAGGTGGCGCATATCTAGATGTTGATGTCGAGTGTACGGTGGAAGTAGAGTACAAGGGGAGAGACACTTATTCGACACAGTCGGATTCTAGTAGCGATGATGAATCTCATAGTTTGTATGCGCATGGTAGTGATAGCAATACTTTTAATTTAAACTTTTCCTTTGGGTCATATCAAGAAGTCATAAGCGCAAAGATAAGTAATGCTGAATGTGTAATTAATAGTGTCGATATGTATTAGACATAAGAAGGCGATTATATAGGACAAGTTTCCGCAGGGCGGTTAGTTACATTTGAAGGAGAGATTAGGTGATTCGAAGCCTAAAGAAAGGTCAAACATCAATCGAAATCTGGTACAAATCTGGCGAAGATTCCATTGGTGCCAAACAAACTGAAATTGAGCTTATGGATGGTCATGCTGTATTCCGTATAACGTTATCGCCAGTTAGCGGAGATCAATCATATGATGCTAATAAAATTTTCCTTGAACACTCTCAAACAATAACTAAAGTGATAATCCAAGACGGTCATATTCGTAAGAATACCGCTCATTTTTTAAATGCTTACACTAATCGTATTTCATACATAAACCTTGAGATTGTGCACAACAAGAGTCATATGTTTTCTGTAAATCTAAGGCCGCTTGATGAGGATGGTCTAGAGTTCCAAATTAAAACATAACCAGTCGTTTAAAACGAAGTTTTTGACTTTTGAACCTTCGCTGCTATTTTTAGCCCACAATTTTTCATCTTATCGAGTCATTCACCAACAGGAGGAAAGTGTGAGCCGATTTGATCTCGTAGCCCAATCAGAAGAGTGGGGTTGTGGCGTTGCTTGTGTTGCGTCCTTTCTGGGCATTTCTTATGGAGAAGCCCGAGACCTTCTGCGTAAGCACAAAGGTGGTAAAACTGTAAACGCAACCCCGAAAGGCTTGGAGCTGCATCACATTGCATTAGCGCTTCAGGATCGCGGCTACAGAGTCATTGCTGATTGGCAAGAACCAAGTCGATTCCGTGAGGGAACAATCGTGTGCATTTCCGGCGACAAGCCGTATGACGGACACCATTACATACTTAAGACTCGGAAAGGCTGGATGGATCCTTGGCACAACATCGGCAAAAAGCCTCGCAAGGCAGACTTCCGACCGTCGTATCCTGAAGGCACCGAGTTTCTTGTCGCACTTGTTCCTCAACCTGCTGGCTAACTCGGGCGCTCTGTCACGACAAGATTACACAAGCAATATATTAGGGTGCCGAGTAAATAGGGAATAACAACAAGGGGCTCTATTGCGCCCCCAGTCCTTTAACGTTAGCGAGCCCATCAAACTCAGTATCAGTTGATTGGTGGTCTTGGCCGAGGGGCTTAGGGTGGCCACACACTCGGCGTCGGTATACTGGCAAAAGCGCACTGAACTCGGACGACCCCTTCTAAGCTGGCTGCAGAACAAACCCTGGAGCCGCGATTCCTGGCCATAGTTCGTAAAGCACTGCCGCTTGCGCTAGCCCACCATTTCTCGGACTTGAGAGTATCCCAATGGCCTTGGCTGCTGCGATGCTTAACTCCCCAATTTTTCCACTTGGACCTCTATCCGCTACAACGCAATCTACCGACTGTTGGTTATACGTGACACGTGCGAGACAACCACAAACGATACCTTTTGTTTTTTGGATAATCAGAGGAGGAACTACAATGTATGGGATGGTTTCGGAGTCAACATACGCCGTTGGATCGTTTATGTCTTTCCCTGGATAGCGGTACCATGTCATTGAAGCAATAACGCCGCCCGGAAAGACTTTTGGTTCATTGTCATCATCAAGAATAACAATAGAACGCGCCCAATTATGGGCACATACCACCTTGCCATTTTTGATTTTCATCCCACCATTCGCCAGATATTCTGTTCCCGAATCGTCCACTTTGTACGCAGCAGGGCCACCACTTTGGCCATTTGCACCGTCCGCATCAATATCTGCATCGGCAATAAAATGCACCCGCCCATCAGCATCTTCAATGATGATCGATTGGAAACCTTCGCCGCTAATAATGCCAAGCTGAGCCATAAATCCCCCTTCATCTTTCATGGGAAATAATCAAATCTGGTGCTCAACAACTCAGCATCAGCGCCTACAGATAGACAGGTTAGAACCGTATGACTACTCCAGCAAGCATAGGTCGACTCAGTGAGTGAGGGGGCATATTCAGTGAATAGTCTCTACTAAACAATTGGGGGCACTATTGCGCCCCCAGACCTCTCAATACCAATTGCCGCCCTTCCGGCGTCAGCGAGCCCATCAAGCTCAGCACCAGCTGGTTGGTGGTCTTGGCCGAGGGGCTTAGGGTGTGGGCGAACGACAAAGTGGCCACCCAGCTATGGCCACACTCGGCATCGGTGCACTGGCAGTAGAGATCCGAGACATCATCGCTCAGTCGGTTGGTCTTGGTAATGCGGCCCCGCTGGCCACACACTTTGCAATAAACCCGCATTACGCCCCCTTTTCTATCCAAATCAACAGCCTATCTTGCCACACTAAACACTGTTTGTTTATACAGCGGCACCTATATTCTCCCGAAAATTGACCCAGAGGGAGCGAGGGAGTCCTGCGCTGTTGATGGCATCTTGGATAAGCTCACAGAGCGGCAGCACCTCGTTTCGGGCATAGGTGGCGTCGTACTTCTCGGGATCCCCAAGCCCGCCCCCGCCATTGGTCGGAATGATACCGGCCAGCGCTGCCGGAAAGCGGTGACTGGTCAATACGTCCTGAGCGGTGATCCCCTTGATGGCGGCAAACTCATCCTTGGTAGCGATGTCCCCCACCGGGATCAGCTTGATGCCGTCAGGCTTGCCGTCCGGGATGTTCACGAACATGGAGCGAAAGTTCCCCACCCCCTTGCTGCTCGCAATCATCTCCTTCATCTCTTTTTCAGTGTCATCGTCCATGTCCGGGTCGGTGGCGTAGAAGATGAACCCCATGTGGGCGCCGTTGAGGAAGTATTTGCGCCGAAACAGGGTGGCGTCCTGGTTGAGCAGGGCCGACTGCAGGCCGCCCAGGTAATCGGGCATGCCATAGACCTGCTGCTCCGGGTCGTACTGGGCCAGCCAGATCACGTCCTCCGGCCGGTAAATCAGGTTCGGCTTGCCCTGCTGCTGCAGGTAAACAAAGCAGCCATCCTCGCGCCGGCGCAGGTAGACGCTCGAGAGCGGGTGCAATCCAACCACCTGGCCAAAGCCATTGCGAATTTTAAGCAGGCCCGCGTCCCCAAACTGCAGGTAGTTGTGGGCAAAGGCCGTGACGGTGGTGCGCTGGTTGGTAAAGCGCCCCGCCACCATGTTGCGCCGCGCCATCAGGATGGCCCCGTGGTGGGCATTGGCCCGCACCACCTTGGCCAGCCCTTTGCGCTCGATGGGCGGCTGGTAATACTCGCCATAGGGGTTGTAGAACACCCCTGTGTAATCGGTCATCCAGGCGGTGGGGTCGACCGCTTCCGGCATGCTGAACACCACGGAGGGGCGAGTGGAAGGGGTGGCCACCTTGGCCAGTGCTTGCTGTCGTTTTGTCATGCTGCCTTTCTCTCCTGGCTGGTGACCCAGCTGGATTTGCGTTTGCGGTTGGTATCGAGTGGCTCGTTGGCCACGGCGTGGGCGATGGCAAAAAACACATCGGCGTGGCCAGTCACGTTGTCGCGGGCGGCCCGAAACGTCATCTGGCCGCCGCCGGTGGTGCTGCGCTTGATGGCGAGGAACGCCAGCGGAATATCTCTGTCTGAGCTGTCCCACTCGATGCGGTTGGCCTCCACCACGTCGATCATCTTGAGCACCAGCCGCGACTTGCTCTCGATGCTGTAGTTGATGGGGTGACACACCCCTTTGAACACGGGTTTCAAGAGGTCAAACACCCCGGCGCCGATGCCGGAGACATCGACCCCCAGGTACGTGACCCGAAACTTCTTGGAGATGCGCTCTATCTCCTGCGCCTGGTACTGGAAGTTGAGCCCGCGCCAGTAGTGCTTTTCCAGCACCCGGAACCGCTCGCCGGCGACGGTAGGCGGGGCGACCACCACCAGGGTGGCGTTATCGCGGGTGCGACTTGGGTCATACCCCATCCACACTTCCCGCCGGCCAAACGGGTCGGGCCGCCCGGGCTTGTAATCCTCCCACCGGGTCGGATCCACCCCCGCCCGCTCCATGTCCTGGAACTTAAACACCGACAGGGCATCGTCGATAAACCGGCATAGGTAGAGGCGATCGAACACCTCCTCTGGGTACTCGTTCTTGAGCTCCTCGATGTCGATGAGGTTGCAGCCCAGGCGGATCGCATCTTCCAGCGTAATGATGTAGCGCCATTGGCCATCCAGGCAGACCCGCCCGCCATCGCGCAACGCATCTTCCCCTGGAAACTCCATAGACAGGCGATCTGGCTTGGTTCCCTTCCAGCGATCCCCAGTCCAGAACCGGTACGCTTCGTGCACCTTGCTCGATGGCGTGGAGAAGTAGGTTTTACGCCAGTGGCTCTGGGTGGCCATGGCGCTTGATACATCGGAGAGCCGCTCGAAATTCGGGATCCAGAAATACTCATCGATGTAGACGTTGCCGGAGCGAGACTGGGCGCTGTTGGAGTTGGTGGAGCAAAAGATAAGCTCGGCTCCGTTCGACAAGACGATGGGGTTGCCGGTCAGGGTCACCCCGAGGAAGGTCTGGGCAATCTTGCAGATATAGGAGCGGAACACCTCCGCCTGGGCGCGGGTGGCGGACAGGAAGATCTGATTGCCACCGGTCAGAATGGCATCTTCCAGCGCTTCGCCGGCGAAGTAGTAGGTCATGCCAATCTGGCGGGATTTGAGGATATTGCGGGTACGCGGCAAGGCCGGGTCGTTCTTGGCCTCCCGGCAGCGCAACTGATAGCCAAACAAAGTCCCCAGCCATTCGCTAAAGTCGGCCTCTGTCAGGTGGCCTACCTGGTTCTTGCCCTTCTTGCCCCCTCGCCCTTTACTGCTGCCACCATCTTCACCGCCCCGGCCACGGCGCGGCCGCTCGGCAGCCGGTTCCTCGCCACTCTCGCGGCGGGTAGTGAGTGCCAGTTGGCGTTCGGCCCACTTAAGCGCCTTCTCTTTGAGGCTGACATGGTGGCCGATGAGCCGGTCCAGCTCCTCCTGCTCCCCCGGGGTTTTCTTCTCGCGATCCAGCAGCACATTGACCCGGCGGGCGATGGCATCCTCCACCGCCTCGTCGGTGAGCAACTCCCGCCAGCCGAGCTTTTCGGCCCAGTAGTAGACAATGCGGCAGGAGTTGAGCCCCAGTTCGTCCTTGATCTCCTGGGGGGTCCATCGCTTAAGGTAGAGTCCCTTTGCTGCCTTGCGGATCTCTTCGGGATACGCCACGGCGCCTCCTTCGATATGAATGATGGCGCCATCATAGCCAGCCCCCTCCCCTCGCTTATCCCACTGATGTTCTGAGCAATTCGGATATCCCGCTGGATCCGAACCTCCCCGAACACAACAGGGTGAAACCCCCTTGCCGACCCGATAGCCTGAGCCCGCATCTATTGGGAGCAGGCATGAGCGCAACAACCTTAAGAACAGATTGGGTCTGTATCGCCACCGAAGGCAAAGCGGTGGATGGGCGGGATATTACCCGCGACTGGCTCACCGACATGGCCGAGACCTACGACCCCGATTTCTACACGGCTTTGCTGTGGCCCGAGCACGATCGCTGGTCAAACTTCGGGGTGGTGCAGGCGCTCAAAACGGTGGAAGTCGATGGCAAGCTCAAGCTGTTCGCCATCCTCTGCCCGAATCGCGATCTCATCTACTACAACCAAAGCGGCCAATATCAGTTCTGCTCCATCGAACCCTTCGAAAACTTCGCCGACACCGGGCGCACCTACCTGCTGGGCCTCGGCGTCACCGACGAGCCGGCCAGCCTCGGTACCACGCGCCTCAAATTCAGTACCAAGCACAAAGGCCACACCATCGGCGCCAGCGAACAGCTGGATCTCTCCACCTTCAAGCTGCCCAAGCACGAAAAGGCCGATGGCCTGATCGCCAAGTTTTTCAGCTTCCTGGCAAGCCACGGCGACCCCGCCCCCACACCTACCCCCAGCCAACCCGAGGATGAGGAAATGAAACCAGAACAGTTCGATCAGATGCTGGGGGCCCTGACCGGCCTTGGCACCAAGATCGATGCCTTCAGCGCCAAGCTGGAAGCCAAACCCACCGATGAGCAACCCGCCGCCCCGGTCACCGCTCCCGCCACCGTTGACGACAAGCCAGGCATCACCGCCGAGCAGTTCACCAAGCTGGAGCAGACCCTGACCGGCCTGACCGACAAGGTCGGCGAGCTGCAAGGCCAAATCGAGAAGTTCTCCGTTGAAGTGCCGGGCCAGCGCCCGGGCGCGCTCGGCGGTGACGATACCCCCACCGTATATTAAGGACGGCCCATGAGTCAGACCCTCACCGTCCAGGCCATGCAGCGCCTGGATCAATACAGCAACGCCCTGGCCAAGTCCTACGGCATCCCCGTTAATGCCCTGGCCAAACAGTTCAGCGTCACCGGTCCGGTGGAAACCGGCCTGCGCGCCGCCCTGCTCGCCTCGGTCGAGTTCCTTGGCCTCGTCACCTGCCTGGATGTGGACCAGATCAAGGGCCAGGTGGTGCAAGTGGGCATCGGCAAGCTGTTCACCGGCCGCAAGAAAAACGGCCGCTTCAACGGCAAGATCGGCGTGGATGGCAACACCTACGAGCTGACCGAGACCGATTCGTGCGCCTCCCTCGACTGGGCGACCCTGTGCGTCTGGGCCAACGCCGGCAGCGAGGGGGAGTTCCTGCGTCTGGTGGGCGACTTCATCAACAAGGCGTTTGCCCTGGACATGTTGCGGGTCGGCTGGAACGGCATAGCAGCGGCCGACGATACCGATCCCGCCAAGCATCCGCTCGGTGAAGACGTCAACAAGGGCTGGCACCAGATTGCCCGCGAGTGGAACGACGGCAGCCAGATCATCAAGGCCAAGGCCGGCGAGAAGATCCGCTTCGACCCAGACGGCCATGGCGATTACAAGACCCTGGACGAGATGGCCTCCGACCTTATCAACACCACCATCGACCCGCTGTTTCGCCAGGACCCGCGTTTGGTGGTGCTGGTCGGTACTGACCTGATTGCCGCCGCCCAGGCCAAGCTCTACAGCGAAGCCACCAAGCCGAGCGAGCAGATCGCCGCCCAGAAGCTGGCCGAATCCATCGCCGGGCGCCGCGCCTACATCCCACCCTTCTTCCCGGGCAAGCGGATGGTGGTCACCACCCTGGACAACCTGCACATCTACACCCAGCGCGGCACCCGCAAGCGCAAGGCCGACGATAACCAGGACAAGAAGTGCTTCGATAACCAGTACTGGCGCATGGAAGGCTATGCCCTCGGCGAGCACCTGGCCTATGGCGGCTTTGAAGAGGCTGACATCGAGATCGGCGCCGCCAAGCCGACCGAAGCACCCACCGCCGAGCCGCAGGACTAAGCCATGAGCTCACCCGGTCAACGTCACAAGCAGCGCCTGATCGCCAGGCAAGGGGCCGAGCAGGCCGCTTGCTCTGGCATGGCCACCGGTGCGGTGGCTGACAGCCTGCACCTGCAGCTGATTGCGCTGGAGCAGGACATAGTCCGGCTGCGCAAGCTGGCGCGCATTGGGGATCGGGTGAACATGAAACGCGATGAGCTGATGCCCAAATACCGCCCCTATGTGGAGCGCTATCTGGCAGCGGTCGCGGAGTCCGGCCAGCCCTATCAGAACGAGCTGTTTCAGCGCCTCATCATCTGGGCCTTTGACGTTGGCGATTTTGATGCCGGCATTGCCTGGGCAGAGCTCGCCATTGCCCAGGGGCAGCGTACCCCGAACAACATCAAGCGCGACTGGGCCCACTTTGTGGCCGACACCGTGCTGGAGTGGGCCGAGAAACAGGCGGCCGAAGGCCACGCCGTTGAGCCCTGGTTCTCCCGGGTGTTTGACAAGGTGCGCACCGACTGGCGCCTCAACGAGCGGTTGACCGCCAAGTGGTTCAAGGCCGCCGGTTGCCTGCTGCTGCGCGACCACGACGGCCAGCCCAGACCCAGCGCCGTGGGCGACAGCGCCACCCTGGAGCAAGCCGATCACTGGCTGGCCCAGGCCGACCAGCTGCACGGCAAGGTGGGCGTCGGCACCTTGCGCCAAAAGATTGCCATGCGCCTGCGGGCGCTTAACCCAGAGCAGTAACCGACTCTCCGCGCCACCGCACCCCGGCGCGAAGGCCATGGGCAGCTTATGGCTAACCCAGCGGCCATTGCGTGGCTTCAGGGGTGCTCCATTTAACCAACCAGCGAGGCCAGCCATGTTTGCAGGCAAGGACATCGACTACAGCGCCGCCACTATCCGCAATGACGGCTTCTGGCCGGATGTGGCCGTGCGCGATTTTGAACGTCGCCGCGCCCTGCCTGCCGATCTGGATGCCCAGACCACCGGCGCCGCCCTGCTGGCCGCCGTCGCTGAAATCAACCTGCAGCTCGCGAGCCACCAGGTCGCGCTGCAGGCCAAGGGATACACCACCGCCGCCGAGGTCCCCGGGCCCAGCCTTGAAGGGGGCAGCAATGCCCTGACCGAGCAGTACCTGGCCGCCGTCTTTGCCCGTGCCAAGGCGGCGCTGCTGCCCGAATTCGCCAGCGTCACCGAGCGGGCCACCGCCAACAACCAGCTGGAGCGATCGCCAGACCAACGCGCCCAGCTACTGGCCGAGAGTCAGCAACGGGTGCGCAGCATCAAGGGCAAGCACAGGGCGGGGGTCTCGCTGATATGAGCGACATGCACGAGCAGCAGGCCCAGGGCTACTTCCTGCAGGCGCTCCACACAGAGCTGCTGCGGGTGCTCCCGGCCAAGTGCCACAAGACGCTGGATAGCTGGATGGAGAACGGCACCATCAGGCTGGCGCCCAAAAACATGGGCCCCACAGGGGTGGATGTGGCCTGGCTCACCTATCAGGCGGTATTCACCATCGAGCAGTTGCCGTTTCGCGAGCTGGATCCGGCCATTGTGCTCGCGTCAGTGGCGGCCTGGGTGCAGGAGCATGACGAATTCCGCGAACGGTTCGAACTGGACGACCCCGAGTACGCCGTCACCCCGAACGATGAAAGGACGGCAGACCTTGAGATCCAGCTCCCCTTCACCGAACCACTGCGCCTGGTTGAACACGAGCAGGGCCCCATCAACTGGGACGGCAAACGCTGGAACGTGGCCCCCTATGACATCTGGGTGGCCGAGCAGATTGACCTGAATGTGGGCAACACCGGCCATCACCAGATCGGTGACCAGTCATGATCAGCATCACGCTGGATACCCGTCGTGGCAAAGACCAGCTCAACCTGCTGGCCCTGCCGCCCAAGAAGCGCAAGCGCCTGGTATGGCGAGCAGCCAATGAGATGAAGAAGCTGGCAGCCCGTAACGTGCGCCAACAACAAGACCCCAACGGCCAGCCGTGGGCACCGCGCAAGCGGGGCAAACGCAAGATGTTGCGTGGCCTGCCCAAGCTGTTGCAGATCCGCGAGCCCCGTCAGGACGTGGCAGAGCTGGGCTTCACCAAGGGCACCATGAGCGCCCACGCAGGGGTCATCGCCAACACCCACCAGAAGGGGCACACCTACAAGGTGACGGCAGCCAGCCTGCGCCGTATTGCCCCCAGCGACGGCGGCAAGCACAAGCAGGCCAGCAAGGCACAAGCCCGCAAGTTGCGGGAACTGGGGTTCAAGCGCCCGGGCAAGCGCAAGCGGGCATACCGCTCTGCCTCACTGGGCTGGATAACGGGCAACCTCAACTATGCCCAGGCGGGGTTGCTGATCAAGAAACTCAAGGATGAACCGCTGAAAGAGAGCTGGGAGATCCAGCTACCCGCCCGCCCGTTCCTGGGCGCCAACACCCAGCAGCGCGAGCAGGCCTTTGCCCGCGCGCTGCAGAGCATCAACTACGGCTGGGACGTCAACAAGCAAGGCATGAAGGGGAAATAACGGCATGTGGCCTTATGTACAGATCAACAATTTGAACCAGATGCAGGGGCCTGTGACGGAAGTCGAGCGTCACCTGCTGTTCATCGGCAGTGCGTCGACCAACACCAACAAGCTGCTCTCGCTCAATACCCAGTCTGACTTTGACAAGCTGCTGGGCGAGGCTGACAGCGAGCTGAAAACCAACCTGCAGGCCGCCATGGCCAACGCCGGCCAGAACTGGACGGCCACCGCCTTCGTGCTGCCAACCGACATGGATTGGAAGGATGCCGTTCGCACCGCCCAGAAAACCCAGTCATTCGAGGCAGTCGTGGTGCTGGGGCAGGAGTGGGACGCGACCAAAATCAACGCCGCTCACGCCCTCAACCAAGAGCTGATCGCCAAGTGGGGTCGCTGGCAAGCCATGCTGCTGGCGGTACCGGGCATTGTCTCCACCGCCGAGGGTGGTCAGGACTGGAGCGAATACGAGGCTGAGCTGGCCGCCCTGCAGAATGGCATCGCGGCTGAATCGGTCTCCCTGGTCCCGCAGCTGTGGCCAAACCTCATCGGGGCTTACGCCGGCCGCCTGTGCAACCGGGCAGTGAGCATCGCTGATAGCCCCTGCCGGGTGAAAACCGGCGCTGTGGTCGGCCTTGGCGCTACCCCCAAGGACAAGGACGGCACCGAACTGCCGCTGGCCACCCTGCAGACCCTGGAGCAAAGCCGCTATTCGGTGCCGATGTGGTACCCGGACTATGACGGTATCTATTGGGCCGATGGCCGCACCCTGGACGCCGAGGGCGGCGACTACCAGGTGATCGAAAATCTGCGAGTGGCCTACAAGGTCGCCCGCCGGATGCGCCTGCGCGCCATCGCCCGCATCGGTGACCGCTCGTTCAACTCCACCCCGGGCAGCACCGCCGCCGCCGTCATGTTCTTCGGCAAGGACCTGCGCCAGATGGCCAGCGCCACCACCATCAACGGCCAGCCGTTCCCGGGCGACATCGCCTCCCCCAAGGATGGCGACATCACCATCAAGTGGACCGCCAAGAACCTGGTCTCCATCTATGTGGTTGTATGCACCGTGGATTGTCCGAAGGGGATCACCGTCAACATCATGCTCGATTTGAGCCTCAACAACGGGGAGGGCTAACCCATGACCCGCCGTATTTCAGGCCAGTCCTTCGACACCACCCTGATGGGCACCATGGTGCACATCGAGAAGGCCAGCCTCTCCATCACCGACAACAGCGCCGTGGCGCAAACCCGTGGCATCCCTGATGGCTATGTCGATGGGGATGTGGCCGCAGAGCTGGAGTTCGAGCTCGACGCCAAGAACTTCAAGCTGCTGTGTGAAAGCGCCAAGAGCCAGGGCAGCTGGCGCGGTATGCAGCCGGACGATGTGCTGTTCTACGCCGACACCGGCGACGAAACCATGAAGGTGGAAGCCTTCGGCGTGAAGCTGACGATCTCTGACCTGCTCGATGTCGATCCCAAGGGCGGCAGCAAGGGGGTGCACAAAATCAAGGGGTTCGTCACCTCCCCCGACTTCGTGCACATCAACGGCATGCCGTACCTGTCGGCTGACGACACCCGTCACCTCAAGGGCTAACGGATGGATCTGATCGACCGTGCCAACCAACACGCCGAGCGGATGCTGGCGGCCCAGCTGGATAGCCAGCTTGGCCGCAGCCACTACCAGGGCGAGAGCTTGCACCTTTGCGAAGCGTGCGACGACCCGATCCCGGAGGAGCGCCGCCAGCGAGTACCAGGGGTACGCAAGTGTGTGCCCTGCCAGAGCCGCGCAGAGCGTCGCGGCCAATAAGCATCGAGAACGGGATATGAACCCTATGCCAAACAAAGACCCCACCCTCTGGGCCGCCCTGCTGGCCTGGCTGATGGACAACTGGCCTGCTGTCTATGGGGCACTGCTGGCACTTGCCATCGCCTTCCTGCGCATCACCTATGCCGGTGGGCGGGGTCGCCGCCGGCTGATCGAATCCCTGTTGTGTGGCCTCATCACCCTGGCGGCCGCCACCGGGACCCACTTGCTCGGGATCCCCCAGGAGGCCACCCCGTTACTAGGTGGCATGGTGGGGCTGCTTGGGATCGACATCATCCGCGATCGTGCAGCCCTGATGCTGCGCAAGAAGGAGGACAACAATGCCGCGCAGTAACTGCCACCCGCAAGTGGCCGCCTTTCTCGACATGCTCGCCTTTTCCGAAGGCACCAAAGGGCTCGGCGATGACGGTTACAACAAGCTGGTCAACCCGGCGGGGTTCTTTACCGACTACCGCACTCACCCCAACGTCAAGGTGCAGGTGAACCCACGCCTGGTCAGCACGGCTGCCGGCCGCTATCAGCACCTGTCGAAACACTGGCCCCACTACCGTGACCAGCTCGGCCTGCCGGACTTTGGCCCTGAATCACAAGATGCCTGGGCAATCCAGTTGATCCGCGAGCGCAAGGCGCTGGCCGATGTGGTCGATGGCCGTATTCCCCAGGCGATCGCCAAATGCGCCAACATCTGGGCCAGCCTGCCAGGCGCAGGCTACGGCCAGCGCGAACACAAGCTGGCTGACCTACTGGCCAAGTTCACAGAGTTCGGAGGCGTGCTGGTATGAACATCCTCAAGGAGCTGTTCTCCAACCTGCTGTTTGTCCTGGTACTGGTCATGGGCGCCGCCCTGTTCCTGGGCAGTCGCATGCTGGATAGCCGTGGCAAAGCGCTGGCCTCGGCCAACGAGACCATCGGCACCCTGCAGACAGCCAACGGCCAGCAAGCGACCGAGCTCCAGAAACAGCAGCTGATAACGACGGGCTTGCGCCTGCTGCTTAACGACCAGAACGCGGCATTGACCGAGCTCGACAACCAGAACAGGAAAACCGCCGATGAACTGCAACACGCCTTGGCCACACCGCCGGCGGGCCGCCCGGATTGCGCTCGCGAGCCTCTGCCTGTTGGCGCTCTGCGCCTGCTCCAGCCAGCCCACGACCGTGGTGAAAACCCAGGTGGTCAAGCGCCTACCGCCGCCGGGGCTGGTGCCCCACTGCCCGGAGCCTGAATTTAATGGCACTACCTGGGGCGAGGCCGTGGCCTTTATCCCCACCCTGCAGACGGCACTGCACCGCTGCCAAACCCAGATCGACACCCTGAATCAGTGGATTGAACAAGAGGAAGCCACCCCATGAGCAAGAAAATCACCCTGACCATCGCCGGTACCGACATCAGCTTTGAACCGACCATGACCGCCTACAACAGCTTCATCAACGACATGATGCCCAACGACAAGGTGGCGCCAGCTCACAACTACCTGAAGAAGATCGTCTGCGCCGAGAGTAAAGAGGCGCTCGATGACCTACTCAAGCGTCCCAGTGCCGCGCTGCAGCTGGCGGGCGCGATCAACAAAGAGTTCGCCCCTGATCTGGAAATCACCGTAAAAAACTGACCGCGCGTGCCGAGGCTATCGAGCGCAACCAGCTCGAGCAGGTACTGGCACTGAGGCGCCACTACTTGCCCCATGAGGATGACGACCTCGACAGCCTGGCTCGCGCCATCTGGTTAGACAAACACAACCAAGAGTCCAACGCAGCCGCAGTGGCCGAGGGCATCGCCAAAGCATTGAACGGATAACGGCCTATGAACTGGATGGAAAAATTGATGATGCAGGTGACTTTGGTGGATCAGGTCACCAAGCCCCTTGCTGGCATCAACGCCCAGATGGACAAGGTCAGCAAAGCGGGCCGCCAGGGCTGGAGCAACATGGCCATGGGGGCGACCACTGTCGCCGGCGGCGTCATGGCGATCCAGGGGGCCCTCGGTCCCGCCATCGAGATGGATCGGGCGCTGGCGGAAGTGGCCTCCCTCGATGTGCAAAAGGATGTGCTCGGAGCGCTGGGCCGTGAGGCCCTCAAGCTGTCAGTGCAATACGGCGAATCTGCAACCGAGATCGTCCGTTCTTCTTACGATATCCAGTCTGCGATCGCCGGACTGGAAGGGAACGAGCTGCCCGCCTTTACCCGTGCTTCCACCACCCTGGCCAAGGCCACCAAGGCCGATACCGCCACCATCACCAACTACATGGGCACCATGTACGGCATCTTCGAGCAGCAGGCCAAGCAGATGGGCAAGGCCAACTGGGTGGAGGACGTGGCCGGCAAGACCGCGCTCGCGGTGCAGTTGTTCAAGACCACCGGCCAGGGCATGGCCGATGCCTTTGGGGCGATCGGGGCCAACGCCACCGCCGCCGGCATCTCGATGGATGAGCAGTTCGCCGTGATCGGCCAACTGCAAGCCACCATGAGTGGCGGAGAGGCTGGTACCAAGTTCAAGTCGTTCCTAGCTGGTGTCGGTGGCGCTCAGAAGGCGCTCGGCATGCAGTTCACCGACTCGGCAGGCAACATGCTGCCGGTGCTGACCGTGCTGGACAAACTCAAGTTGCGCTACGGCGAGACCCTGAGCGTGGCCGAGGGGGACGAGCTCAAGAAGGCGTTCGGTTCGGATGAAGCGGTGGCCATGATCAAGCTGTTGATGACCAACACCAAGGCCCTCTCCACCAACATCAACGCGCTGGCCAACACCCATGGCATGGGTAAGGCCGAACAGATGGCCGCTTCCATGACAGACCAGTGGCAGCGGGTGGAACAAGCATGGTTTGCCATCCGTGCCGCCGCCTTTGGCGTGGTTCTGCCCGCCATCAATGCAGTGGTCGGCGCCTTTGCTGATGGCGCCAATGATGTGCTGCGCTGGACTCACCTCTTCCCGAACCTGACCAAGGTGGTGAGCTACGCCATGCTCGCCATCGTGGGCCTGAGTATGGTCACTGGCGCCTGGATGCTGATAGCCGGCATCGCCAAGTTGGCCACCCTGGGGCTCGGCCTCGCCTGGACCGTCATCATGGCCCCGCTCAACCTGCTCAAAGCGGGGATGGCATCGTTCCGGGCCATCATGCTGGCCGTCAATATTGCCATGTATGCCAACCCTATCGGCCTGATCATCGCCGGGATAGTGCTGCTGATCGGCGCTGTTGCAGCTGTCATCTACTACTGGGATGACCTGAAAAAAACCTTCTCCGATTGGGGCGTGTTCCAGTTGCTCGGCAAGTCTATCGACTGGCTGATCGACAAGCTCAACATGATCCCGGGCGTCAACATCGAGGCGGGCTCCATGCCTGACCTCAACCTGCCGAACCCCGAGAACATCAATGCCCCGCTCGCCCGTTATCGCCAGGGCGGCCAGAGCAGCATCCCATCCGGTGGCCTTGGCCAGCAGCTGATCCAGGCCAATGCGGCCGCGACGACAGCCAACCAGAAGCCGACCAAGGCCATGCATATCGGCGAGGTGCACAACCACTTCCAGAGCCAGGTATCACCGGGAGAGATGGAGCAAGAACTGTGGATGACCACCCCATGACCGATCCCAAATACATCGACATCCTGGTGGTAGATGGCGCATGGCAGCTCGATGCCGGCGGCCAGCCGCGCATGACGCAAGACCGCCACAGCATCGGCCAGGACATCAAGCACCGGATCATGGAGTCGGGGCTGGCTCGCAAGCTCATCGGCGAGCGCAGCCCTACCCTGCGCGCCGACGTGATGACCGAGATTGAGCTGCTGGTCGAGAACGACGAGCGCCTGATCCCGGGCACCATCGTTATCAGCGAAGAGGCACCAGACCGGATCCTGGTCACCGCCCGCACCTATGAATTTGGCTCCCTGGAGGTAACCCTGTGAACCTGCGCCCAACCGTGGATTTTGTGGCCCTGCTGGCGAAAAGCGGGGTACCGACAACCGAGCAGGCCATGGAGGTCGAGCTCAAGAAGGAGGTGGAGGCCGCCGGGTCGCTTATCACCAACGACAGCGACGTGTCACCGTTCTGGCGTCTGGTGCGCGGCGTGGTCATCACCCCGGCGCTGTGGCTGATCCGGACCCTGCTGGCGGGCCATGTGCTGCCAGCCAGCTTTGCAGCCACCGCCAATGATGCCTATCTCGACCTCAAGGCGTGGGATGTGGATCTCACCCGCAAGGCCGCCCAGAAGACTCGGGGCCTGGTCAACTTCATCAAGGTCAACCCGAGCGAGGCCGTCACCATCCCGGCCGATGTCTGGATCACCACCGAGCGCATCAACGGCACCCTCTACCGCCTGAAACCGCTGCAAGAGATGGTGAGCCCCGCCGGTGAAGCCGTGGCCAAGGTAGTCTGTGAGGCCGAGTTCGCCGGCGCCGCCTGGAATCTGGCCCCAGGCTATTACAACCTGCTGAGCAAACCGGTGACCGGCATCCTGTCAGCTCGCAACGCTGACCGGGATTGGATCACCACCCAGGGCGCAGATGCCGAGAGCAATGACGCACTTGGCCTGCGCATTCAGAACCAGTTCTCGGCGGTGGGTCGCTATCACATCGACGCAATCTATCGCTCCATGCTGGCCAGCGTGGCGGGGATCCGCGCCGACCACATCTTCTTCGAGCACGACGCACCGCGGGGCCCGGGTACCGCCAATGCCTTCATCCTGCTGGAAGTGGGGGCCCCCCCCGCCAGCTTGGTCGACAAGCTCAACGACTATGTGACCACCCAGGGCAACCACGGCCACGGGGATGACCTGCAGGTGATGGCCATGCCGGAAACCGAGCACTCGCTGCACCTGGAGCTGTGGCCGACCGAGAACATGACCGCCGAACAGCGGCTGACTCTCAAACGTGAGGTGGAATTGATGGTGAAGGCGGCCTTTCGGCAGTCTGCGGACTATCCCTCCGTGACCCGGGCATGGCCGCAGTCTCGCTTTTCACTGAGCCAGCTTGGCCGTGAGCTGCACCAGGCCTTCCCCGAGCTGAAAAGCCTGCACTTCGCCGAATCCGACATCGTCTCTGGCCTCGCTATCCCGCGCCTGAGTGCGCTGGAGGTGTTGCTCCATGACTAACGCCACCGAGCTCAACCACCAGGACAAGGCCCCGCAGCTGCCAGACAGCACAGCCCCCTGGTGGGAAGACGGCAAGACCATCGCTGAGGGAGTGCAAGAGCCGGCATTCCTGGCCAAAGGCATCATGGCCTTCTGGCGCCGCCTGCGCGGCTGGCTGCTGCAACCGCTGACCCAGCAAGACCCGATGACCTGCTCGGAGGCCATGCTGGTGCTGCTCGCCTGGGAGCGGGACATCACCCGCTTCAAGGGGGAACCGCTTGACCTGTTCCGCAAGCGGGTGAAGTACGCCTTCATCAACGCCCAGGACTCGGGCGAAGTGGCCGGGTTCAAGCGCATCTTTGAGCGCCTGGGCATCGGTTGGTGTGAGCTGTATGAACGCCAGGAAGGCGCCCCCTGGGACGTCATCACCATCGAGGTGGCCGACAGCACCCTCGCTGACAATCAGCGACTCGTCGAGACCCTCATCCAGCACTACGGCCGCACCTGTCGTCGTTACCGTTTTCAGGTCGTCTATCCGGTGGCGGGCGTACTGCGCCCGGGCGAATTCTCGATGAACCAGCAGGTGTTCGCCGCCACCCTCATTCCCTACAAGGCCAAAAGCCAGGTAAGCCAAGGACAAATTCACATGATCCAGCACGTCTATGGAGCCAAGCTCCAGCATAAGGAGAGCCTATGAGCCAAGTCATCACTAACGCATTTGAAACGTACTGGCAGGGTTGCTTAACCGATCAGTCTCCCGTCGTGCTCGATGAAGTGGTGCTGGCAGATATTCCCGATCTCGACATCACCGTCCCTATCAACCCTGACAGCGGCTTGCCGGCGCCGGGATATATCGTTCATCGACACCCGGTCGATCAGCGGGGCCGGGTCAACAACAACGCAGTGGCCTACACCATCGTGATGGACACCACAGTGGGGGACTTCTCGTTTAATGCCATGTACCTCATCAACAAGGCGACTGGCATCGTCGGCATGATTGTTTTCAAGGGCCGGGAGGAAAAAGTAAAAACCGACGCCTCGACCAACACCACGGGCAACTCCATGGTCAAGTCCATGCTGATGGAATACGACCGCGCGGCAGACGCCACCATGACGAACGTGGCTGCCGGGACGTGGCAAATAGACTATTCGGCGCGGCTCAATGGCATGGAAGAGGAGCAGCGCCAGCATGCCCTGCAGCTTTTCGGCCATCACAGCTTCATTGACGATGGGTTCCAACTGATCGAGCAATCCGGCATCTACAAGGTGATGTCAGGCAAAGCCATCGTGGGCGGACTCTATCTTCACCTGGTAAAGGCGCAGACCGTTTACCCGGGGGCAAAGCCGGTTGGTGTCTGGGTGGATGCATTCCGTACCGGCACATTACTGAGTGCCTGGGAGAACAGTTTCTCTCTCGTCACCAGTGTCAGCGATCTGAATGACTATCAGGACCAATCGGGGTATCTGCACTCTGTTGCCAAGATTGCCACCATCGGGGCTGACGGTAGCATCACCGATCACCGCCGCAAGGAAACACACAGCCACCAATGGGCAGACATGCGAGAGGTGCCGGATGATATCGGGAAGCTCAAAGAGCAGCTCAATGAAAACACCGGTGCGGACCAGGTCAGAACATCCACCGGTAAGACCGTGGAAGATATGCTGCTCAAAGGTGGGCTGCCTTTTGGCAATGACGGGGTCAAATATGCGCTGAGCGCGGCCGCTTTCCGGCGAGATAAAGCCGTTGCGGGTGACTGGTTCGTCATCAGCGACACAGCGCACATTCCGGTCAACAGCCGGGGCATAGAGGGCGGCGTCAACCCGAAGATAAAGTACCAGGGGAAGAAGATTGGCGCCCTGATCCTGTCACCTGATGAAACGCTGGCGATGGACGGTGTCAGTGTCGGAGGCTCGGTCGGTTATGACTATGCCGTGATGTCCATGGGGGCACCGTGCTCGTTCAGCGTGGATCTGGCCACGGGTGAGTTTGACTTTGACACCCACTACTTCGACAAAATCCGCTTTAAATTGGTCATCAGCGCCCAAGGCGTCGTCACGCTGACGCACCCCTCTATGCGCTTGATGCGGGAAGCGATTGTGCGCTATGTCGCCCCCAGTTCAACGGACAAGAACCTGCAGATCCATTACCAACAGACCCCCACCCCGGGCATGACCTCCCTGTTTTTGCTGGGTGATGTGGAGGGCACCATTTCATACAACGGTACAGAGTGGGTCGTTGCCAGTTCGGATCAGTGGGACACCCGTGATTTGAACTTCACCTGGGATGAAGAAAATGGCGTGCTCCTGGTGGAGCATCAGTTGCTGGTCGGCAGCCCGACCTTGACGGTCACCATGCTCAATCTCGGGGCGAACGTGTATACCGCCGCCTCGCAAGCTGGCTCCAACAGCTTTAAGGTGAAATTCAGAAAGCACGATGGCTCCATTCCATCACTCTCCACTGCCTTGGGCTTCTATTTCTATCGCGGTGAGTCCGGGATCCGCAAACAGCCAAAAGGCAAACTCATGGTCCATCTGGGACAAGTGCAGGTGAACTGCGAACACTTCAACCATCCCCAGGGGAATGTGTGGTCACTCGGTCTGATGGAAAACTGATCTGATGGCATGGAGTGGCACGGATATCACGGCCATGAGCCTGCTCAAGGTGGAGCAGGAGAGCGGTCATGCGCTGGCGGTGACGCCGTTTCAGCATACCGTGGGACAGACACAAGGCGGGAAATGTACGTTGGCGGCCCCCAACGCCATCAAAGCCATGGCCGCCAAGCTGCAAGACGGGGCAGATACCCATCTTCCTGTCGGCCCGCTCCATGCGGTGGTCTGGCTGGTTACTGGTACCAGCGAGCAGGAACTGGCCACCAAGCTGGCGCAAGTGTGCGCCGTGCTGCCGCTGCCTGAGTGGTGCGCCACCCTGCGCCGCCTCACCGCCAACAACGACACCATGGCCCAGCCAACGGCGGCCATGGTGCCGCGCTGGAAGGCCGGTGAGCCGCTGATCTGGGATCCGCTGCGCCGCAGCTTGGTGCTGACGGCGGCCAACGATGCCTTGCAGGAGAGCGAGGGGAACTCGTCGGCACCGGTGACCACCCGCGCTAAGCTGGCCGCTCTTACCGCCAAGCGCGCCGCCAGGGTTGCCGAACTGGATGAGGCTTTGGCCAACAAACCCAGTCTTGCCGGCATGCTGTGGAGCTGGCACGGCCATGGAGATCCGGCCAGTCTCGCCGCGCAGCTGCTCGACAGTGAGCCCCCTGACCACAGTCACAGCATGACCGTTGGCGCCCTGCTGCTCTCCCCTTCCCCCCTCACCTTCTGGCAGGAGTTAACCCAATGAGTAGAACCGCCATGCTCACCCTGGACGGTGAGCCCATTGTGATGAAGTCGATGCGGATCTCCGCATCGATGCAGTTTCAGGACAAAGACAGCAGCGGCCAGACCAGCAGCACCAGTAGCTCGGAGCAGGGCGAGAAGGCCAAGGAGCTGGATGTGTCAGGGCTGGTACCGTTCAAGGATGACCAGACCCTGAGCCGTCTGTTTGAGTTGGCCGATGCCAAAGGTGACGGCGGCAAGCGCCATATCTACCGGGTCGGGTCGCTGCTCGCCAAGTCGGTGAAGGTACGCCAGGCCAAGTTTGCCGGCCGCATCACCGCCAGCGAGCAAGAAGGCCTGCTGGCATGGCAGGTGCAGTTCACCCTGCGCGAGCACAACTCGGTACCGGAGAAGCGCGAACAGCGCCTCCCCAAGGCTGCAGCCACCGTGGGGCAAGGCACCGCCAATGCCACGCCGGCGAAAACAGACAGCAGCGCAGCAGCGTCTGAGCAGGAGCAGCTCAGTTCCTGGGAGCAGGTGATGAAGGGGCTGGATGACAAGCTGGGAGACGTAATGGCGTGAAACTATCGACCAATCTGACTTTGGGGGGTAAACCGGCCCACCTGGTTGACCATGATATCGTGCTCGACCTCTCTGCCGGTGGCCGTGCCTCCCTGACCATCGACGGGACGGCGACCAAGGGGCAGACCCTGACCCTGGATACCGGCTACAACGGGGAACTGCGCCGCTGGTTCACCGGTTATGTCTATGACGTACAACCCGCCGCCAACGGTGCCAGCAAGCTGCTATGCCGTGAGCTGGCCGGGATCCTGGGCAGCAAGTTCCCTGTCAGTATCCAGCATGCGACCCTGCGCAGCCTGCTGGCCTGGCTGACCGACCAGACCCAACTCACCTTCTTGCTACCGGACGGGGCAGACTACACCGACACCCCGATACCCAACTTCACCAGCGCCGGCACCGGCTATCAGCTGCTCGATAATGCGGGCCGCGCCTTCTCGGTACCGGACTTCATCTGGCATCAACAACCAGATGGCGCCATCTTCGTGGGCAGTCATGCCCATAGCCGCTGGGCAGATAAGGCGGTGGAGCTGGACTCGGCCTTCTCGGCCCGCCAAGCGGGCAACACCATCACCATGGCCCCGATCCCGGCCATGCGCCCGGGGGCCATCGTCAACGGCAAGCGGGTGGAGCGGGTACGGCTCAAGGGTGACGAAATGACCCTGACCACGGCCACACCAGGTAAACCGGTGAAGTCACCGGAGCGGCGCAAGATGGAGGGGGAATTCCCCGAGCTGGCCGACAAGATGCACCTGCCCAAGTTCGGTAGGGTTGAGGCCATCAGCGACCAAGCCGCCGCCGGTCAGCTCAACGACCCCTTTCGTCCTCGCTATGCGGTCGATGTGCAGCTGTACGGAGAGAATGGCGAGCCAGATGAAGGGACACCGCTCTATCGAGCTGTGCCGCTGTCGGTCATGCTTGGCGGGCCTGAGCAGGGGCTGATGCAGTTCCCTATCGAGGGGACTATGGTCGAGCTGGGGTTTGCCTTTGGTCGGGCAGACCGCCCCTTTATCCGCACTGTACTCGGCAGTGGCTGGGCGCTGCCGGACATCACACCGGGGGAGCAGTTGCAGCAGCAACGGGCGGAGGTGTTCAGCCGTACCGATACCGTGGGCAACCAGTCACGCCATACTGACCGCCGCCAGCACGACAAAGCCATGCAGATGATCCGCGAGGCAGACGAGTACCTGGGCGAGTTCGGTCAGCACCAGATGAGCGTCTTGGCCAGTAGCGAGGAAGAGATCGGGGGCATGAAGCGCATCGAGGCGCTCGGGGATATCGAGCTGCTGACCGCCGAAGACATGATCCTGGGCAGCGCCGGTAACATAAGCCAGACAGCGGGCGGCAACCTGGATGAAGATATTGCCCTGATTCGCCGGGCACTGGCCGGCGAACTACAGCACTTCACGGCGCCAAAATCATGGATGGGTAGCGATGAGGTAAACATCTTCCGCCTGCTCAACCAGCTGATGAGCGTAGTAGAGCAACTGGCCGCTGCCACTGCCAATCACACCCACGGCAGTGGGCCAGCACCAGGGAACAGGGAGGTCATGGCGGAGCAGAGCAAACAGGCCCAACACTTATCATCTCAGCTAGAACCCATTACTGAATGACAGCCTCATACAAAAGCATTACCAATTTAGGGATATTTATCAAAAAAAATAAGGTATAGCGATCAATCAGTTAGCAAAAAAAAACCTTTCTTTATAACCAAAGCATATAATTAACATTTAAAATGTCACATCTATCATTAACCCTACAAGCGTTGCCATTTGAGGATAATGGTATGAAAGAGAAGCCACAGATAGACAGGTCGGTGGACGAAGTCATTCCCCTTGGATATGACTCCCGACGTTACGCCCGCTTTGTTCTTTCCGGCGGGGGTTATGTCGTTCTTTGCGACTTGGATAACATCTGGTTTGACGCATTGCGGCCCTCATTAAAAATGAACCTTCGCGACGTCAATATCCGTGGCGTAGGGTTAATGGGGAAAACACAGCTCAAAGCTGGGGACAGACTGATTATCCCATCGCCTCAAGGCCACTTGATGCATGCCAACGTAGTACGTTGTGCACTAGACCCCCTTTTTCCAAACCTTTATCGGATCGGGCTGCTATGGAGCAGGCTCCCTCCCGTGCAAGTCTTTCTGCAATGGGAACCTTTTGTGTTACCCCCCCAGCTTCCAGAATTTCATGAGCAAGTATCGATATTGATAAGTCTATCCAATTGAATTTCAGAAACCCTCGTCAATGACGTTGTTAATCTCTCGAACGCCACAACATCTTCAATTCTGACACACTTAGGTTCACTCCCAGGCCTCTGCCACATCCCCTTAAAGAAAGAAGGCCCCACACCGTGGGGCCTTCTTCTATCTGCCTGATGGTACCTGAGCATGGCCAGGGAATGGCGCCGCATGAAGAGGCAGCCATCGGGCAGCGCTGCATCATACGTGAAGCCTGCGCACGCTCACAGCCTCCCAGTGTACGGCAGCGACGCCCACCGCCGCATCTGCGTCACGGAATCCGCGCTCTTCCGCTCCCGCCTGCGGGCTTCACCGGTAAAAATTTTTGCAAAAGTGGATTACCGCAAAACCATATACCCAAGCCGCGCCAGATAAAGGATCTACTGCTTGGAGAGGATCTGAAAGGATCGAAAAATATTGCAAAGCTTTTCAGCTATTTAAGAATGAATGCACGTCACAATAAACACCAACACATTGATTTTATTATTATTTTTATTTTTTACGTGGAGGTGGCAACGATCAATCAAGATCTTGGTGAAAGTGATGAAGGATGGGATTATTTTTAAATATCAATGAATTACGTAATTTTACGCATAGCAAATTACTGAAGTTTGGAAATAAAACAAAGATCATCATATGAGTCAAAGCCCCTAAAACATCTGGGGCTTCACACTCAAGATAATTTTCAATCTGAATCTAGATTTTGGATGAAAAATCATCGACTCATTCAAATGGTTTCTTTAGTCAAAACCCTACTTTTCTTCACGATGCAGTTTGTCGTGACAGACTGTGCAGAGAGTAATCAGATTGGCTGCTGTATTTTCACCACCTTTCGCATGATGTTTAATATGATGCAGCTCCAAATGACGTGGGTCTGATTTATTCCACATATCATGATTCCATTGACACTTTTGGCACGAATATTTATCTCTTACCAAGACAGCACGTCGAATATCATCAGGAATCTTACGATCATGTGGTGGTGTTTGATGCGTATTTTCCAATACATATACACCAATAGGAAGATCGGGGCGACCGGTTGAATGCGTCGCTACAGCCCATCCCTCTTCTGTTCTAAGCTCTCGAACTCTACGGGCCCACTCTGTTGAGTCTTTTGCTACATAGCGAAGCTCTTCACCAGTTACAGGTTGTCCAACGTTTGCAATCAAAAAATCCAATAACCTATCTTTTACCGCTACAGGCTTTTTTCGGATTTCATTGGCTTTGTTCCATCGGAATGCAGCATCGCGATCCTGATGTTCATCCAATAGCACATAATCATCAGGACTCAGTTTTTCTCTACCAAGTTCGATGAACTGTTCTCCATCCGCCTCCATCATTTCTCTTGCTGTAACGCCAGTTACAATACTCCAACCAAACTGGACTCGCAGCTCACGAACTCTTCTTGCCCATTCTCCGATACCCGAGACAACCATCAATTCATCACCCTTAATGACTTGACGTGGGTAACTAGTAAGATAGAGCTCAATTCTATCTCGGGCTGATTTTGCCGAGACCTTTGGTATTAGTGAACTACCCAAATCACGGAGAATATGGTGTGCCGGTACTAAAGAGATGACCTTACTTCTAAGGTCACCTTTTCTCAGCTCATCCTCAAAATTTTGGATAAGAACAAGCAGCTCTTTGCGGAGATATTCCGGCTCTTCTTGACGAGACCTTCTTGCCATTTTGTCCCTCAGATCTACCCTCAGCCTCAGGCTGCTTGACTTGACACTTGCTTGGCTAATGCACGATAAACAGCACTAGCAATTGCTCCAGCTAATGGGGGAGGAACAGCATTTCCGATCTGGCGTGCTATTTCTGTCTTCGAGCCTTTGAATGGAAAATCATCAGGGAACCCCATGAGCCTAGCCGCTTCACGGTGAGTGATGGGGCGATGCTTTTCTGGATGTAAATAACGCCCCTTCTCTGGTTTAAAAAATTCCGTTCTGATCGTCACGCTTGGGCGATCCCACCACAAACGCCCAAACAGATCAGTCCCACCAGATGTTTTCTTGATCCAACATGCAGGGGTTATTTCGGGTGCATTACGTTGCAAATCAAATCTGTTTCCACCAGGAGGAACTACTTTGTAGCGAGCTAAGCTAACTTCTGTCGGCTTACGGCCAAAGTGAAGATTCAATGGGGGTTTACAATCACGTATCTCGGTACCTACAGGATCAGGAAGGTCCGCAATAGCATCCTTTACAGTTCTCCATGGCAGCAGCCCTTGCTCAGGCTCTTTCGCATGTGTCGGAGCTGGAAATACAGGGTCTGCCACAAGCCCTTGCTTCCAGCCAATAATGATCGCTCTTTTTCTCGTTTGTGGTGTTCCATAGTCTGCTGCATTGAATACGTCATGTATTAGCTGAAAGCCCATATCAGCAGCTCGTTTTGCTATGTCACCAAATTCATCTGAACGTAGTAGCTCCGTGACATTCTCCATAACGAACATCTTTGCACCACAAAGATCTACCACATCCATATAGGGTTCCCAAAGAGCCCGTCTTCCATCTCCTTCCCTATTCTTGTTGAGAAGGCTAAATCCTTGACAGGGAGGACCACCTATAACTACATCTGCTGCAGGAATTACAGGATTCGTTTTAATCCATTCTTCTATGTTACCCACGATGCAAGGAGCCGCATAGGCTGCCTCATGGGTAGCCATAGCTGCAGCATTGTTATCTACAGATAAAACACACTCAAAACCACCGCCAAAACGATCGTCGGTGAAACCAAGCGTCATACCCCCAGCCCCGGAGAAAAGGTCAATGAGGCGGTATTTGTTCTGCTGCAT